AGCAGTGGTATCAACGCAGAGTACTAGAACCCGCCCGGCTTTCCAACTCTGCCGCACCCTTAACGGACTTCGGCTGAAGCGGAACTCCGTCAACCTTGTCGTGGCGCAATCGCCGGTAGGCTTCGTTGTCCTTAGCCATGGTGCGTTGAAACTTTCGGTTCCCGTCAATGTCAGGGCCTACGAATGTAAGTCCCTGCAACTTGCAACCGAAGCAATGACTCTGTGCATTCAAGCAGTCTGGGTGTGTCGTGCGCCGAATCGTGTCCATTATGAAATGCAGGCCCCGTAACCCTGCTGCCGTCAAGAGGGCTACCTCCTCCGCCGTCACGGTGGAAGCCCCTTGGTACAACTTCACTATATACGGGTCATGCTCCAATGTTACGACTTGGTTGAGGTAATACGAAGTCGAGTAAGGACCGTCCGGGTCATTCGGGTCATACGGGTACGGAATGTTGACGTTCTTATTCGCAATCGCTGTGCCATTCGGTGCAAAACCGCCAGCCGACGTCTGTGCGAACGTACCATCTGAGAGATAAAACACACCGATGTACTGAGAACGAGCACCGTAAAACTTAAAGAGACGATTACCAACTCGGTCACCCGATTCCATTCCGACCGCAGGGGTCAGGTTGTCAACGGGGCAAGTGAACGTAGACACGGGAATTACTTCCCGCCCGAGGAACCCAATCGCCGTGCGGCCTCGGTGTCAATCGAGCCACGTCCACCAGCAGTCTGCTTGGCGCGACCCGGTGAGGTCACGGTGCCTGCAGGCTTGTTGACGGAAGCGCCGCCGTTCTGGTCATCCTCAAGGACAGTCTCTGCCCCGAAGTCAACCACAAATCCAACGCTGCCCAGACGAGAGTTAACACTTCCGTCTGGGCCGTATCGAGTATCAGCCATTAGCAATCCCACGTTCGGTAAGGTACGACCTGCGTTTGATTATTGGCAGGAGCGTACTCGACTTCTATGACGTTCAGAATCTTCACAGGTTCCATTACGCCTCGAGCCGTATTTCGCTCGACACCACGCAGGTTGGGCGTAGCGCCGGGGTTCTTGTATCCCATATTGGGCTGAGTCATGCTATTCGAGGCCATTGGGTTTACCACCAATCTCATCGACCTTCAACTCTTCAGATGACCACTGTTCTTTGAGCGGTACGACGTTGCCGTTCTTGTCGGTCAACCGACCGCAGACGAGACAGAATATCTCGTCTGCGGTCGGCTGTACATCCCTTGAGCCGCAAGCGGCACATGAGTAGGACCATCCCATAAGGATTAGCCCAAGTCGTCAATGCCGGGGTCAAATCCGGTGTTGACGTCAGCACCCAAGAGGGAAGCACTTTCGATACGCAGGATGGAAGCCTGACGGAAGATGCCATAAGCACCAAGCCAGTACCAACCCAACGGGACAAACCGACGCAAGCGGTCGGTGATTGGACCGGGAACAACGTGGGGGAACGCCCCGTTGCCGTCGATGGTCGAGAACGTCTTGGCAAGGGACTGACGCCCCAAGACAACCGTTGCATAGACGTTGACGTTCGTGTTGTACGCGGAGGCCGTGACCGTACCAGAGGCCGTTACAACGGCACCGGAGAAGTAGAACACCCCACCGTCAGCCGACGTCACAGTCGCAGTACCCGTGAAGGTACCAGTGCCTGCGGTCAGCGTAGCGCCAGTCGTCGGGGCGGCGCCGGTGTAGGTACCGGAGACGTTGTTGCCCAAGACGATGTTGTAGGTACCGGTGGCAGAACCACCAGCACCACCCGCGCCGTTGAAGACAGCCGCACGCGGAGTCTCAACGAAACGGACACCTTCGAAGGAGCCAATCTCACCGTTCCAGATTTCACCCGGCTGCGAGTAGACGTGCGGGGCACGCCAGCCCTGAATGTTGGAGGTACCAACCGACTCACCCTGAAGGTCCGAAACGATGTCGGGGTGGACGTACGAGACGTACAACCCGCCAAAGGTCGGGACGTTCTGCGAGCGGAGACGCGCACGGGCCACACGAATGTCCAAGGACGAAATCGTGGTGCCGGGCACAACGCTGGTTCGAGCGGTGACGGCCGAAAGCGTGGTCGCGCCGAGGCCCGAACCATACATGACGTTGGTACCGCCGACGAGGGCCGTACGTGCAACGGAGTCAATCGACACACCAGCGTTGTAGCCAACCACGTTGGCGACGATGGGGTCGATGTCCACGAAGGACGTACCGCGCAACTTGGCGGTCGTGAGGACGGCGTTACCGTACTCAGCAAGGGTCAGGGTGACCTGCGAGTCTGAGAACGAGACCGCAGAGACGTCAACCGTCTCGGTCAGTGCCGTGTCAGCAATTGGGAGGTCGTTGACGATGGTGAACGTCACGCTCGAACCGGGCATCGACTGAGCGGTGGGCTGAATGTCAGCCGCAGCGTCAAAGTAGAGTTCCGGTCGAAGGGCGAAGTACGCCAATCGGTCATACGCGGCCTTGGAAAAGTCCAGAGTGGACTGGCCGGTATAGACATCTGCCATGGGAAATACCTTTCGTTGTTAGAAGGAAAGGCTTAGAGCGTACCCACTGGAAGGACATTGACTTTTGCGCCAAAGTCTGCTACGGCTTTCATGGTCTCTTCAGGAGTCGTCGCTGCGTCTAGTGCTGCTAGGTACAACTGTTCGGCGTCCGGTGCATTACCGTCACCGCCTGTCGTTGCGCCCTGCGTCCTACGAAGTGCTTCGAGTTCTGAATCGTTCAACGTTTCATTTGATTCACGAGTCTTGTTCAGAAGTCCGATGTCAACTGCCTTTTGGCGAATTGCCTCAACAGTCTTGTCGCCGGTATATCCCTTGCGGAACATTTCACCGAGACCATCTTCAGGAACGCCGGCCTTGTCGTACAGTTTGCTTTCGCGCTCTGCTTCAAGTTCAACCCTAAGTTGAGCCAGTTCCTTTGCTTCCTTGTCGGCCTGTCGGAGCCTCAACCGGATATTCTTATCCAGAGGTTGCTTTCCCGTGTTGCCGTCTTCGTCATTCTCGTCTTCAAAATCTTCGTCAAATTCTGACATTCAGCCGCTCCTATTGGTACGCGCTATGCCGGAGGTAGCAAAGCGGTAATCATCAGCACTTCAGTACGCATCCCGGCTGTGCGGTCCAAGATGGAATGGTCATTAGCACACCTACTCAGTAGGGCCAAAGTCCGTGGTTACAGTGTAACACGAATGTAACCTGATGTTACGTTCGTGCGGAACCCAATCCTACGACGCCCTTGGCGTCTTCGGCGTAGCCCCCACCCTTTTCGAACGGCGCAGCCTTCGCACCCTCGGCTCGCATCACCTGTGTTTCAGCGGCGACTTGGTTCGTCCCGTCGAATCCAGCGAGTTGTGAACCAATCAATTGCGAGTTATTCACTGTGTTTGAGTCGGCACCCGGCGCGGCGTGGGTCAGCGCGGTGTCCTTGCTGGCGCTCAGAAGGCTGCCCTCAATCTGTCCGATGCCGTAGCCCAAGCCCTGATTCCCTGCGGTTCCCGCAAGTTTCGCCATGTCAGCCAACTGATTCGTCTGATTGGTGTTCAGGCCGTTGAGTCCGACTCGGTTGCCGTAGTCGTCAATCTCCGCTCCCGCAACCTGACGCTGCATCGTCTGTAGTGCGTTCTTGGGGTTGGCGAAGTAGGCGAAAAGGTTCTTCTCATTCACTCCGTACTCTTCGGCAAGTGCGGCCTTAACCGCAGGGTCGGCGTTCGATACCTGAGCGTAGATGTCCGTGACGCGCTCACCGTACTCGACGGCCGATACGTGTCCGTTCAGTAATTCACCGATGTCCTTCTGTGATGGCATTGGCGCACCGTACTGAGTGCTCTCGTTCATAATGGCCTGCGTGTACGTCTGGTACTGCGTCTCGGTCATGTGAATGGCACCGGGCTGGCGGTTGTACGCTTCGAGTCCGGCGAAGGCGGCGTTGTAGTTTCGCTTCAGTGCGGCGTCAGCCGCCGACCCTAGTCCACTGACACTGTTCCCCCTGATGGCGTTCAGGATTGCGTCGGTGTCCGTAACGTGGTCACCGGCCTTCATAATCATCTGGTGAACGATAGAGGCATCGTCCTGAAGCCCCCACGTCTCAAGGTAGTTCGATACCACGCCAAAGGCGCTGGCCTGCTGCGAGGCCGTAGCCTCGGATAGTCCGACCGTGATTCCCTCTTGGGAAATGGCGTCTGCTTCAGCCGTGGCCTGAGCCTGCTGCGACTGACCCACGTTGAACTCTTTGGCCTGCTGGCGCTGAGACTGTTCGAACTCCTGTTGTCCTATGGCGGTCGATTGGTTCTGCTCTACAACCGCTCGAGGCAGCACGGGGTTGGAGAACGGGATTCCAGCGATAGACTGCTGCGCCCCGGTCTTCTCGAAGTCCGTAAGTTTGTTGGTGTTCCCGTAGTACTTACTAACGTCGGTGACCGTCTGGTACACACGGTTGTAGACCTTGGTGGCGTCCTTGCCTTCGGGGTTGAAGTCGGCAGAGCCGTACCACTGTTTGATGAGCGCGGCTGCTGCCTTCGGTGGCAGTGACTGCTTGATGGCGTTGAACAGCGCGAGACCGTCACTAGGCGTGACGCTCCCCGTTACCGTAGTCGATGAGCCGGGCAGTGGGGTGTAGAGGAGTTTGGCCTTTGCACCGAGTTTGAACTGCTTACGGATGTTGGCCGGGATGGATACGCCCGCACCCGTAGAACTGAAGTCGTTGAACTGTGGGTTGGCCGGTGGCAGCGTTGTCTTCGTGGTCTTGGCGGGAGCCTTCCCCGTGGTGGTTCTCTTGGCGGGAGCCTTGGTCCCGGTGCCGCTAGAACCCGTGACGTGCCACTCCCCGTCTATGAGGACTTGGACCTGCCCCGGTCCTAACTTTTGCTTTGACTTGTAAGTTCCGTCCTTTGGCATTATTGACCCACTCCCAACTTAGCGCCCAATTTCTGCATCATCTGGTGCGCGTGGTTAATCGCCTCCGGCGTGTGGTCCCATCCGAAGCCGGGGTCCGTCTGAAGGTGCTCGTTCCATTCGTTTAGGTTCATCGGTGCAGGGTTTCCATTGGCATCCCTGCCGCCAGTCAGGGCAGCCTTCCACTTCGGGTCCGTCAGATAGTTCGGCTGCAGTTGGTCACCCAACTTGGCCTTAGCCATCTGAGTGTACGGGTCGAGTAGATTGACGGGCTTCATCCCACCAGCAATCTGTTTTGCCCACGTCGGGAACATGCCGGCAGCGGTGTTCTTCATGTGGTCTTCGAATGCTGACATCTTCGCGCCGTCGAGTCCGCCGGCAGCGATGTTCTTCAGCGTAGTCTCGGTCATCGGGACGTAGTAGTCGTTAGCCATCTTGCGAAGGTCTTCGACCGTCCCTTCCTTTTCCTGAGCGTTGTCCGTCGCATCCTTCGTCGCGCCCTCGGCATCTGACGCCGCGCTCTTGGTTGCCTTAACGACGCCATCAATCGCGCCGCTTGCTATGTCGAGTAGGTCAGTCATGGTTCTCCGTTAATTCGCGCTTGGCGCGTCTGCGAGGACGCTGGTGATTAGGTACTGCTCGTTCTTGAACTTCGGGTCTTTGGCTAGAGTCCCGGCAAAGAAGTTCCACAGGTTCTCCTTCTCTGTCGAACCCGACTCGTGGGCAGTGATAGCGTTCTGGTATGCGGTTATTGCGTCCTTGTACTGCGCCGCCAGGTACGTCAGGTTTTCCACCGTCTGCTTGCTCATCAGCCCCTTACTAATTACCTCGCGCTGCAGTGATGCAGCCTCTGGCGTCAACTTACCGTTCGGCAGAACTGCGGTGAACTTGTTTAGGTCGGTTATGGCGTTCACCTTTTTGATGTTGCCAGTTCCGTAAGGACTATTGGCGTGCCACGTCGGGTTGAAGTGGTCTCCGTAGAACTTGACCGCAGTGTCCAAGTCCTTGTTACCGTTCTCGTTCAGGTTGTTCTTCGGGTTGTTCGGCCCGAAGTACTGAGAGCCGGACTCGTAATATACCTGCGGCTCAATCTTGTTGTAGACGTAGTCGTTGCCCAACGCAGTGTTTACAGCGTCGATGTACTGCTGAGGCGTGTCAGCCGTTCGAAGACCCATCGTGTACTGCACGCCGAACGCCGTGGGTTCGTACGCGCTGTTCCTATTGACCGTGTAGGCCAGCAGCGAGGGGATGGCCCTCACCACGTTCGGGGCAAGGTTTGCCCACTTAACGAACGACGAGTCCTCGGGCAGCGAGCCTTTCGGCGTCTGCGAGGTCGATACGAGGTCGAGGAAGTTCGCGGGGTACTCCTCAGCGAAAGTCGTCATAGCCTGACTTAATGATGGTAACTCACCGTCAGGTGCCCGCGTCGTAGCAATCTTCTGGTATTCAGCGTCCTTGGTGAAGGTCGCGTTCAGTGTAACCGAGGCGGGGCCTGCAAATCCGACGAGTGCCTTAGCCCAGTACATCGACAGTGCAGCAACGTGAGTGTCCTCGATGAACTGCTGTAGGGATGCACTTCCCGGCTTCAGGAAGGCCGTCATCTTGCGGTCGGCGTAGATTCGAGCGTCCGTGATGAACTGGTCCTGCGCGGTCATTCCGATGGACTTGTCGGCCAAGAATGCGTGTGTGCTTGCGTACTTTCCATTCACGTATTCGAGGATGTACTTGCTCATCAGGTTGTCGAGAGCCGAGTGCATGGCCTTGACCTGAACCGATGCAACGACCGAGGTCGTGTCGTTCCAGTGCTGGTTGCTCAGGCCCACACCAGCGACGTCACCGATAGTGGCTATGGCCGCACGGTCGGCGGCAGACGGTATTAGGTCGGTGGTGATACCCGACGTCGAACCGATAGGCCCGAGTGTGTCGAGCATGAGTCGGTTGTACCACGAGGCGTCTAGGAAGTAGTGAATCCCCTTCAGCGGAATGTCAACGAACGGACCGGACGATGGACGGAATACGTTTCCGAACATACCCCATCCCTCCTGCGAACCGCTCGGTGCAATCGTCTGAACAGACGAGGCGTCTGCGTCGAGACCGATTCCCAGTTTGCTGAGGATGCTGCGCTCGGTTGGGTTGACGTTGGTGAACAGGCCGAGGGTATTAATGGCACTCTTGGTGAAGAACCCGATGATGTACTGAGACGCCGGGAACGACAGCACCGACTCGGCACCCTTGATGGTGTGCGAGGATACGTAGTGCGTCACTCCGAGGCTGGCTCGGAGGTATCGGTCGAACGCCCCGAAGTCTTCGGTGGCTACTCGCGTGGCTCGACGGAGTGCTTGGTTCTGGGCGAAGTAGAACGGAGCGTACAGACGTGTGTTTGCTTCGAACTGCATCCTGTCTGCCGGGTTGTGGACGAATCGAGAGAGGCGGCGCAGCGCGGTATTGTCTGCGATTGACTCTCGCTCCAAGTCGCTCATCAGGGGATTCCCACGAAGTTCTTCCATAGCGGTGTGGTATTCCCAAACGGACACAGGCTCACGGCTAACCCATGACATGATTGGACCCATCACCTTGTCGATACCAAGGCGGTTGATTTCCTGTGCGAAGTTGCTACTCCACAACTGCTTGGCCGGTCCCTTGAACAGACCGTAACTGTCGAACTCTCGAGCGATGATGTTCTTGGGCGCGGCGTCTCCCATGGCGGCGAGACGGTATGCGGTCTCGGTCTCGTTCTCGATGTTTCCGGATACGGCTTGGTCGATGAGGGTCTTCTGCAGGAACATCTTCTCCGCACCGGCAACGCCCTTGTAGCCAGCGAACGAGCCAACGGTGTTCAGCGCGATGGCCTTGGCGTAGTCCATCAATGGGCTGATGCCGGTTGAGACTTCGCGGTTCTTCATCATCCACTGCGCTCGCTTCATTCCCTCAAGTTCAGCGGGGTCCATGCGAGTCAGTCGGTCGTACTGCAGGAGCGTCAACTTGTTTACAAGTGCTTCCTCCTGCGCTTTCGTCTGGAAGCCACGCTCGCCGTGAATCTCTACCTCACGCTGCAGGTCTCGGGCAGACGGGTGAAGCAGTGGGTCTTGGAAGATTCGGTGGTTGTTCTCAACGATGGCACTTGCACGGAACTCTGGAAGCGCGGTGTCGTAGTTCTCGCCACGCTGCACGTTTCGCTCTACAACCTTTACCCCCTTCGGTCCCTTGTGTATTCCCATGGCCTTGTCGATTTCGCGTGAGTGAACGTCTGGGTCAAAGAGTGACGTTGACTTACCGTGTCCCATGTCGGGGATGTGACCGCCGTGTCGCATGACGTAGTTCGTCGTGTCGTCCAAGAGACGGTACATCTGGTCCTCGTTCATCCCCTTGAGGATGCCGCGCTCGATACCAGTCAGCGTACCACTGAACAGGTCGTGCGCTGCAAGTCGTCCAGCGGCGATACCTTTCTTGGTCATGCCCTCAACGATGTGACCCGGCACTCCCTCGACGGCGTTATACAGGTTGGAGACGGTGTTCGTCACGGTACGTCGGATGAGACCTGCCTCCGTCATGCCCTCACGGATGTTGTGGGCACGACGAGTCATCTGCTCATTCAGTTCTGCGGCTTGCTCCGGAGTCAGTTCGCTTTCCAGCGCACGCTCCATGGCCCCCTTGTCGAATGGACCGCCGGCGCGAGCCGTCAGTCCTTCCTCGTTCGGTATGTCTCCCTCTTCGAGCGGAGGGGTGTGGACCGGCTCGTTGGCGATTCGGAATTCCTTCTCGACACCCTTTACAACTTCGTCAATGCCGCCAGCCTCTTCCAAGTCGGTAGCCTTGTAGATGTTCTTGGCGATGGATGCGGTGAGACGTGACGCGGCGAAGTCGTGTACGCCGATGCGGAAGACGTTCAGAAGCGCCTCGGATGTGGTGATGCGGAAGACGAAGCCACCAGTAGACAGCGCCATAGGCACGAACCACTTGGAGAGACCTCGGTTAAGGAAGTCCACCATGACGTTGCTCTCATTTAGGAAGCCGTGCTTGTCATAGAGTTTGCTGTTCATGGCCTTCTCGAACAGTTCGTTCGCCATGAGCCTACGTTCCTTCTCGACGCCCGTGACGGTCTTGGCTTGCTCTAGTGCCCAGTCCCGAATCTCTCGAACAGTCTGACCCGGCTTGTAGAACTTGCGAAACAGTTCCTGCTCGTAGTCTCGCACTGCTTCGAGTGAGCCTTGGTCGAACATCATTCCAGTTCGTCGCGTACCCGCGCTCCACTCCTCGGCGGCAGTCCCCTCCGAGTTCATGGCTATACGCTTCTCGAGTTCTATTCCCTTCCATATGACGTCCTTCGTCATCTTGAAGAACTTCTCGGTCTCGCTCAGTGTCTTGTCGCTGGTAACGCTGTTCAGCATTCGACCCAACTGTTCGTGTGTCTCACGGTACGCAGAACCTGTCGTTCGGTCGGCGGCATCCATCGCTGGAATTCCCTCGCGCATGGCGGTCTTTATTCGTCCAGAGACGCCTTGCAACTTGGCGTCGGTGTACTCGATTGCTTGCTGCAGGTCCTTGTCGCCCAACTCCTGCAACTTGGCGAAGTGTCCTGCGAAAAGGTTTTGGTTCTTGACGATGGCTTCTCGTCCCGCGTCAATCATGTTACGGACTGCGCGGAAGTCGATGAAGCGAAAGCGTCCACGGTGAGTCTGTCCTAGTCCGAACTTACCCTCTCCAAATGCTTCGCCGTCGGGGTGACCGATGAGGTCGGCCATGCCGCCGAAACGCCCCTGCACGTACGAGCCCGTACCACCCTCGGCGTCGAATGCCATCATGCCGTACAACTTCTGGTTTACCGTCGAGCCTACAGCATCACGCAACATCTGCTGGTTTGCAGTTGGTGCCGCCTTAGCGATGGCGTCGAGTACTACGCGACCTTGCGTGTTATAGACGGCGTTCATCATGTCAGTTGGCGATGTGGTGTGTTCCAGCATGTCCTCAACCAAGTGTGCATCGAGTGCGCTCACGCGAGCGGTCTTGCGGAGTTGGTCACCGATGCCGGGAATTGCGTTGTGGTCGCCAGCATAGAAGGTCTTTCCCTCAATCTTCAGGTCGCCCTCTGGCGTCTCCATGATGTATCGAGGAACCTCGGTTAGAAGGTTCGTGATGCGTAGCGCAGCGCGGCGCGAGAGTGATGTGCCGAGTCGTAATTGTGCGGAGCCTGCGGCTTCCGTTACTGTCGTTGGCCTTACGTCCAGTCCCGTCAGGTCTTTAATCTCACCAGCGGAGGCCATGACGCCTCGCACGTCTCCCGTCAGGACGTTACCGACCGTCAGGCCGGAGCGAAGGTAGAGTCGTAGTCCCTTTATTGCGCCCATGGTCGGGGCGATGCGCCGCGTCATAAGAGCACTGTCTGCGAGTCCGGCGTGAACGTCCAGTACGCCGTTGATGTCCTTGGCATCACCAAGGGCTACCCGAACCGAGTCTGGGTACATGCCGGGGAATGCTCGACCAATCTCGGTCGCACTGTGGTCGGCCATGTACTGATAGGCTCGTACTGACTGAGTGGAGTTATCCCAGTTGCGGTAGACATCGCTACCGCTCTCAATTCCAAGACCCTTCCACCACTTGCCAAGAATGCCGCCCATGCCTTCTGCAGAGCGTGCTTCGTGTACGAGGTTTCCAGCCATTCCGATTGGGTCGGCACCGAGGTACTTGGTGTAGGCGTCTATGGTTCCGGAGACTAGGCTTCGTGCCAGGGCGTCGTGTGCTAGTCCTACCGAATCGGCAAGAGACTGACCAAGAGTTCCGGTCACTCGACCGTACTTGTCATACACCTTTGCGTCAGCGGTCTTTTCCCATAGCGCCTTCAGTTCGGGGTTGCTGTTGGCCGCCATTTCCGTCAGGTACATCGTGGCATTCAATCGGTAGTTCCCCGAGAACTTAGCGACGTTCCCGAGTCCTCGCAGGGCTAGTCCAAGTCCTTGTCCGACGTGGGTTTTCTCGGCCGCGACCACCGCGCCCTTAAACATGTTGCGAGTCTTTTCCAGGGCCTGTGCTGCCGCTCCCGCGTCTCCAGCAGTTCCGTTGGCTCGAGCGATTCGTGCTTGGGCCGAGGCGAGTCTGTTGGACTCTTCCAGTGAAAGTGCCTCGCCGTTGTCCGCCTTCTGAGACAGGGCGGCTATGGTGTCTATGTCTACTGTGGAGTCTCCCGCGAGATTCGCGCCGGTCAGTGCTCCGTCGGTCATTACCGCACCGGCGAACTGGGGAATGGCGAATCCTGCAGCGTACGCGATTCCGTGCTTGTGCGCCATGGAGTCCATGAACGCTCCGTAGTGCGCCATCATCTGCCACATTCGGGTCACCGTACTTAGTGGGTGGGCTACGTCGTGCGCTATGTTTCCAGCGCCAGCGTTGAAGTCGGCGGTGTTCTCCTGCTCGTTGAATCCGTATGGGCCGACGTGACCGAGGGTTACTCCCTCTGTGAGGTTGTTCGCAGCCTGTGTCACCAAGTGGTAGGTTCCCTTGACCACAGCCTCTGCACCTTCACCGGCACCCTCGTAGAGGCCCTTGGCGTCTTTGCCGATGTCTCCTAGGGCGTTTCCAAGGTGACCAAAGAACCCAACGGCCTTCGAGCCTTGGGCGATGGTGGGACCGTCAGCCTCTTGGACGTTGGCGAGTGCGTTTACGGCCTGCGGGTCTTGCGCGAGCGCGGGGTTACCCGTTACGATTGCATTGGTCTTATCGACCGGAGATTCGAAGCCGGGCATTAGAGACCCATAGCGCGGGCTGTTGACGCGAGGTCATCAACCACAGACGACTGACCAGTGAACTGTGAGAGGTTGTCGGCCAGTGATGGCTTCGGGGGCGCGATGGCCTCTGAGCCAGCGCCGGGTCCAAAGTCTAGACCGGCAGTCACGGGTTCGTTCGGCTTGTTCGTCGGGTGCAGGTACGGCAGCGTGCCCGGCGCTTGGAACGGCGTCTGAACCTGAGTCGCTACCGGCGCGGCCGGTGCTGCGGCGGCAGGAGACGCGGCCATGGGAAGAGCCTCTTCGTCCTGATGTTGCGCTGTCTCGTCACCGTACTGCTGACCGGGAACCTGCACGTTTGGCAGGTTCAGGTCAGTTCGGTTGTTCGTCTTGCCTCGTGGCATCTATTAGACTCCCGGTGGTGTAGGTGCTGCAGCCTGCGACACAGCGTTCTGCTGCGTGTTTACAGGCGGGTTGTGAAGTTGCTGAAGCATGTCCTGAAGGCTCGGCTTACCGGCAGGCGGCTGTGCTCCCTGAACTGGGTTGTCGGGACTGACGGCCATGCCGGGTTGTCCTTCCTGACCCTGTTGCTGTTGCTGTTGCGCGGCGTCGGCCTGAGACTGCTGCGCGGCCTGCATGTCCTTGTGGACCTGCACGACGGCATCTTCGAGATTCATTCCCTTGCGTTTGTACACGGCAATCTTGGCTATAACGGAAGGGTCCAACTGAGCCTGAGCCGCTTGCTGCTCAAGTCCAGTGAGTAGTGATTTTCGTAGCCCTTCCATTTCGACAAGTTCACCCTCAAGAATGGCGTCCTCAATATCAGGGTCGAGTGTACGGGCAGTCTCATTAGAGATAAGCCCCATGCCGATTTTCTGCCCAATGCGAACTGACATCGCATTGGCGTCGGAGCCGGGCAGAGAGTATTTGACGTACGAGAGGTTGGTCTCGAACGTTTCGTTTGGGGTGTAGTCATCATTGACGACCTTTCCGTCTGAGCCCATGAAGAACATCGAGGGCTTAGAACCGTAGTACGCACGCATGATTTTGACAGCGCGAACGTTCTCGAGTTCCATGGAGGCCGCGAGGATTTCCTGATACTCCTGCAGCGGCATGTCGATGGCGCTCGAGAGCAGTGACGCGCCGCGTGTAGCGGTTCGAATGTTGGTGCCGGACTCGCCGCCTAGTTCTTGAGGGATTCCAGCGGTGAGTCGTTGGGAGCGTTCGAGGTTGGACATCGCAAGTTGAGCGTCTTGAGTCTGCTGTGGATGCACCACTTGAATCTGCCCCTTGTCGAGCACTCCTCGAACGCCCATCTTCCCGTCAGCCTCAACGATAATTCGGGGGGATGTAGGGGAGTTTCCGGGGGAAACGACCCACTCATCAGGGAAGACACTTCGGAAGACGGCGATGGTGTTAAGGGCATCAAGTTTGGCCTCTCGCTGGTACATGCCCAACATCTGGTCGAACTGACCCTGCAGGCGGTCGAGCGTAATCCTACCTGCTATGACAATAGGACAGATTTCAGCACGATTAGGAACCCGTTCGAGGATGATTTGAGTGGCGACTCCGCGACCGGCCTCAACGTGGTAGATGTCGGTCTTGGGCTTCTCGGCACCAACTGCTAGGAGTACTGTTTCGGCGGCGTCGATGTACTCAAGGATTTGGAACATGTCGGTATCAGAGCGGTCCCCCTTGTACAAGATGAGCGCAGCCTGTGGATAGTTTTTCTTCAGCCATCCGAGAGGTCGCTGGTCGGCAAAGATGCAGTCGGTCGGTTCCATGTTGTCGGGGTCAATCATGGGTGACGGGAATGTTGCTAGTGGGTTACGAACTCGCCAGTGCGGAATCTGTCGCTTGTCGGCGGGGTCTAGGCTGACGGGAGAGAGGGAGACCGTGGTCATGCCGTAGGCGGTAAGGTGACGCGCTCGGCGTCGAACCTTGGTGCCCATCTTGTTCATCGCCCACCAGCCCTGATTGGCTTTGGTTCTGTCGGCTGCTCGAGTGTCGGCTGTTCCGATACCCGGTCGAAGCGATGGATATGTAATTCGAGGGAGGGTGCTGGCTACTCGCATGGCAAATGAGTCGATGCCCTGCGCGATTAGGTTCGGGATTGCAGGCTTCTCGGCCTCATCCAGTTCTGGTAGTGGAACGATTACGTCGCCGTTGTAGTGGTCCCGTACTTCCTGCATTCGCTTGAACAAGCCGCTGCGGTGCGTTCGGCGCTCCTGATACATGGAGACGACTTGTACGGCTGCGGTATCTTTGTCGGGCGACAGGGCCATGTTACCTCATGTAGTTGTATTTGGTGGACTTAACCCACTTTGGACGCCAAGCGGCTACGGATTTGTTCTGAGGCAGGTAAATACTCGGCAGGTTCCATTCGAAGAACCACTCAGCCATTACGCAGTCGTCGGTGCGGCCATGGGGGTATTCGGTAACCTCTTTGATGAGGGCCATTGACCGGACTTTACCTTCGCCCTTACCCATCAATCGTACACTACCGGACTCCCAATACTGCTTAATCGACGTAACACCGTAGTCTTCGTTGGTTTTGTTCAGGTTGGTGTTGTGAGGTATTACCTCAACATTTCGGTATTCTCGCCACCTTTTGAAGTGTTCGTATTGCAGCATGAACTTCTGGGCGGCGTTCTGCTCGACTACCCAAACTTGGATGGGAAACCCCAGAGCAATTGACAAAGACTGCCATTCCTCCATGAGTCCGACGAATGCGTTGGCTTGGTAGTTCCACTCAAGGAACTGCGGCGCTTCCATCTTCCCACGGAAAAGGTCAATCAGGTATCGAGTACCGCTCTCAGGGTGATAGAGCCAGCATTGAACTGACCAGTACTGCGTCGGACTGGGGTCGGCGGTTGCCACCATGATGCAATCACGAGCGTTGAGAAGTTCGCCGTGGGCGTTCTTGGGAATCTGCCATCGGTCACGGTCGTTGTCAACGCACGACGTCGGGTGACCGCCCGTTCCGTAGACCCATGCTTTCTGAACCAGTACTTCATCTAGGGCCAAATCCTGTTGCTGATAGACGACAGCGAACCTCTCGCCTCGGTTCGACATGAGGTTGGAAATGTCTCGCCACGAGATTCGTCGTGGGTCCAGTAGACAGCCACCTTCGAGGTACGGGGCTGCGGCTCGGGCGTGGGAGCCTTCGCTGCACAACTCCTCGTAGTGAGCCTTGTAGCACAGGTGCTTGTATTTCTTGTCGTGTCGGAACTGGTCACGTTCCTCCTCTGTCAAGTCATCGAAGGCGTCCTCGTCTTCGAGCGGTTGCATCATGTCGAGTGAGAATCGGTACAGGTCGTCGGGTGCTAGGCGTTGTCCGATTAGGGCGAGCATCCCGGCCGGCTCAAGACGAGTCTCGGCTACGTCCTGCCACCAGTCTTCCATGGCTTCGCGCATTTCTGCCGAACGTACTTTTCGTGGGTCCACAAGGTCGTCCCAGAAGCATCCGTCGAATCGGCCTCCGATGAAACCCGAGTCCATACCGTAGGCTGAGAGCGTTGGTTCTTTCTCACTGATGGAACCCGAGTCGTCGGGTTGCATGACAATGAAGGCTTCCTTGGTCCAGAGTTCTTTGTCGAGTGGCCTGAAGCGGCCATAGTCGAGTGCCAGAGTTGATTCGGCGTCGAAGGCGAGGCCGCGTTGTTTGAGTGCATCATCCGCTGTTTCTGTAATCACGCGCTCGAGAGAACGACGAACGCGCATGAGGTTTCGGCTGGCGAGCGCCATTGTCGCGGAGCCGGTCAGTAGTCGGATGCCGCGATTGCGACAGATAATCCAACAGGTCAGGTCGTGCAGGAGTGTGGTCTTACCAGAACCCGGTGGCATGTTCATTACCACGTATTCCTTCTCTTCAGACTCCAAGAGTTTGACGAGTTCGACACCACCCTGTTCCTGCCATGGTGTGTCTACGCGGCCGAAGTACCGCAGTCGGAAGTACGAGAAGTCCTCTAGTGCTCTCTTGGCCTCTGGACAGAGGTCTTCATGCGACTTGGGGCCACTAAGCGAATTTTCTTTTTTGAGTTCCCTGTAGTTACGAGCCGATGTGTCGGCGTCGTCTCCCGGTGCGAGGGTCTTGGCTGCCTTCTCCATTCGGAAGGCTGTGGCGTCAGAGAACTTCGCCTTCAGTGCAGAGTCGTGAATCGAGAATCCGGCTGCGCGGGACTCGAAGTATTTCTTGCGCTGAACGGCTGAAACAGCCACCTATGGCTTTTCGTTAACGCCGACGTCGGGAGTTAGCACCGCTGGCAGTGGGATAGCAAGTTTCGCATCAGGGATGTCATGGAACTTCGACTCCGTGGTGTCATTTGCCACCAGCAACGCGGGCGTCGTAACATTCACGTCTTTTTCGACGTCTTTGGACACCGCTTCGTAGGCTTTTTCCAGCGAGGCTAGGTTGAATTGGAGTTGATGGGTCGCAAAATCGTGAGTGATTTGCAGGAGGGTGACGAACGCAGCACAGGCAATCGGGACCAAAGTCAATACGATTGCTGGCAATACGAAGCCGGGGTGCAGGAGGGTGATGATTCCGACCGCTCCGAGGATGATGCTCGTCACATGGACGGCGAGTGCTTTAGATTTCATTCTGCCATTATAGCAGAGGGTTTGCCTAAATGTGCTTGAGGAGGTAAATTCCGAGCAGTGTTGCGAGTACGACGATGGAAACAATGGCTATAAGGGGCATACTCCATTGTACCACACTCGATGGTGGCGGGTCGAGAATCCAACTCGAAATATCTGGCTTATGAGGCCAGCGTGTTTAGCAAAACACATCACCGCGTATCGTGCAACAGAGTAGGCGCGTCACGTCGCCTCGTTCTTAGACCTGTCTGAGCGTACTCGACCCCCGCCCTTCCCTTTCACGGGAGGACGAGGCCGAGCAATTGTGTAACTGGTACCTCATGCTGGTCTCTGTTACTAGCCCCCAAGGGCGGGAGTCGAACCCGCCTAGTCCAGTCTTGGGGCGATGCCGTCTCTCCGGCTGTCAAGCAATCTCTGTAAGAGCGATATAGAAATGGTGTTCTCTCTACACGGGCTTTCGCGTACTTCAAGTGTAGCACAGAATGCTACGTCTTGTCAAGTCCCATCTCCTTTAAAAGCAGGATGTGTATTCGTCTACGAGCCTTACGGGAAAACAACAAAACGACTAGTTCCCACACCAGACCTATGTTGAACTTTCCCAATTCCTCGTACTCCACTATCGAATCCTTGTACCACAGTCAGGGCAGAACGAGTTCTTCGCCATCGTTCGTTTCCCGGCCATTTCCACGAACTCGGTCTCGCGGAAGTGCTGGCATGGCGACGAACCGTAGGCGTTGCCCTGGTAGATGATTGCCTCGGGCTTAAGCGTCTTCAGTGATGCCTCGAAGAATTTCCGTCCGTCGTTCAGTTCGTACAGCCACCCCTTTGCCTTCGCACTAAACTTGACGAATCGAACGGCTGACGGACCCTTGTTGTTGTAGGAGTTGTTCGACTCCACAACCTCTCCGATGGCGAACTTGGCGTTGGCCGGGGTGAACTTCGACAAGTCCTTTTCCCAATACCAGTTGCCGGTGTCCAGAAGGTATTTCCACTCGCTGTATCCTGCAACGCCGCCCCAATTGGCTCGAACAACGGTGTAGAGCGCGTACGTGTTCTTACGGAGCACGACGTCACCCTTGGCGAACAGGGGCTTGGGTTTAGACTTTTGTAGTTCGTTCTCCCAGACGCCGAGGCTGTAGGAAAGTTTGTAGTACCACTTGCCGTAAGACTCGTACCACGTCTTCGAATTCACCTTGTACTCCGCGCATCCGTACTCCACGTAGTCGCCAACGTTGAACTTGGACCGGGGCGCGAGGGTGTGTAGTTCTTTCTCGTCGTACCACTTGGCATCGGCAGCATCGTTAAGATTCTTGTAAAACTTAGCGTTATTGCTCGCTGGCCGGACCAGATATGAAAATGTGGTGGTGCCATCGTAGGCCCACTTGGTCTCTCGGACGGCATCGACGCGCCCCTCTTGAAGAATGTCGTTCTGCTTGTACTTCGGTGCCATAGGTTTCACTTTCGGTGGATTGTTGAGGTTGATGGAGGGTAGGAAGATGCGCGGTTCGGGCCATGGGGGGAGTAGACGCGACGGTTTTGGTGGGAGGTCGTTGTACCAACGGTATGCGAGGTAAAGGTCGCTCTGGTGCTGAAGGTCCAGTTGGTAGGAGGCTTCCTTGGCTCGCCTCAAACGATTTGCCTCGGCAGCCTCGGCATCTTTCAGTAACTTCTGTTCTGCCAGCCTGAGACGTTTCTTGCGCTTACACTCGTACCCTAGACCCATGAACACCTTTCATATGAGAAACCCCCGGTAGTGCCGCTGATTACTCTTACCGCTGAGTTAACGCCCGCACCGTGTGCGGCCGTACGGGACTCGAACCCGCGACTTCCCATCAGCACTACCGAGGCCCCTCGCGGGCAGGATTCGAACCTGCGAGCGAACGTCCGGCTTTCGCCTCGTTCTGTACGGGAGACCTTTCGGCAACTCCCGCGCCATCGGCCACTCGGCCACCGCAGGCAGTTTTTTCTTTTGTGCTGGATGCCCGGCCAACAGAGTCAAAGCCTACTACAGAGTGTTACGTGTGTCAACTCAATTGTGTTACGAGTTGTGTTACAACTAATCCCTCGGCAGTTGAACGCCAGTGATGCACCGAGTGCGGCAGAAGAAGGAATACGATTGACAGCGCGAGCCCATCGAGTTGTCGAATATGCTGCCGTGCCGACCCACCGGCACCAGTGTTAGGTGCTCCGTGGGGGATGGCCGTTACTGCGGTGGTAGTCGGAGACACGACTGTTGACGTGGTGGTGGTCGTCGCTATCGGGGCCGTCGTCGTGGTTGTGGACGGGGTACTCGGGAGTGACGTCGTAGGCAAAGTCGTGAACGGGGGCGGCGGAAGCGTCGTTGTGGACGTGGGCTGCGTGCTCGTCGTGGTCGTGGTCGAAGGGGTAGAAGTTGTGGTGGCTGGCGTCGTGGTGGACGTGGTCGTGGGCGGCGGCAGGGTTGTAGTAGTTACTGGCACCTTTACGGTCGTGGTAGTGGTAGGAGATGGGGGCCTCGTCGTGGTCGTGGTGTGTTTTGGTGACGTTGTGGTTGTGGTGGAGCGAACCGTGGTAGTGGTACATGGGGCCTTGTGGATGGTGGTCGTGGTGGTACAGGCACTAGCGATGGCGGGGCCGCTGACGGCAAAGGTCAGCATCAGGGCCAACAGGAGTCTCTTCATTGTTTTTCCTTCAGTCGTTGTGGGTCCCGTGCTGCCCGAAGTGCTGAGAGTTCGGCTCGGAGTTGGGCTATCAGGTCGTCTTTCGCTTCATAGTGGGCGTTCTCGATGTCTCGGGTCAGTCCGCGAGCGACGATTGCAGAGTCATCCGGCATTTCCGACACGCCTTCGAGGTGCAACCTAAACCCCTCTTCGCCATCGTCCTTGTAGATGTCCCAACGACCAGCCACGTACCATTCTCCGTAATCAGCCGGTGGACGCCTTCGCCATTCCAGTTCCCCCACGCTCGGTGCCGCCACATCGCTCGCTTCCCCCTCATCCGCTGCCCGAAGTGCTGAGAGTTCGGTGCGGAGGGATGCGAAGCGTTCGATTGTTTCTGCAAATCGGCGACTCGTTTCGTCGTAGCCCCACTTCTCAGTGAAGTATGAACCTGCATATACCCGAGCATCCTCAAACTCAGCGACCGCTTCACGGGCCAACTCCTCCCAACTTTCCAGTCGGTTTTCCAGTTTGCCACTCATTCGCTCACCTTTCGCCATGGGAACACTTTATCATACTTTCTCGCCGGCGTCAAGTGTAATTTTCTGTAACCGTCAAGTGTAACTTTCTGTAACCTCGAGTGTGCGTATCGGAGCCTTCTGCGTGGTACAATGTACACCTAGGCGAAGTTCGAGCCTACGTAGGTGTAAGTCCTCGCGGAGTTAGGGTGAAGTTTGCCTGCCGTAGTTCCCCGGTTAGAGCGGGACTTAGTTGTCACGCCCCTATTCAACTATTCGGTCCGAAACCTGAATACGCCTAGGGTGAATGTCTTCGTGGCATAACGGGTGGATTGTTACATTCTGGTTACAGAGTGGTTGGTGACGCGGGGAAACTAGGTAACTGCTCCTGTGGAATTACACCCGTGTCGGCTGGGTGCTCCCCGACTGTCAATGACAGTGGTTTTGTGAGTGATTTTGACAGGTGTCCGTGACGTAGATACACTATTGTCATATAGACACCCTCGCGGCACATACCCGGTTCGTTCACTCTCTCTATTGCTCTCATCAGTAGTGTTTACCACTCGATATGTATGGATTGATGTGGATTGCTAGTCAAAGGGATTGGTATTAGTTGGTATAGTTCATACTTCACACCAACCGCATCACCAATCTACTGTATGCGCATATGCATACACATATCCCACATCCAACTACTACTCGCTGACGCTCGCACTACCGCAGTTGCCTTGCTTGTAGTCTACTCGTCCACGCATCCTCACTTCGTTCGGCACGCTCGCTTTAGGCTCGCTTGCTATAGACTCGCTGACGACTACTTCACTTCGGCTAACTGCGTCCTTCGCCTTCGGCTCAGGCTGTTACGACCTCGACCTCATGGGTCTCGTATCTGAGGCTTCGCCACTGAACTACTTTCCTAACTGCCTAAAACCGCAGCCTTCGGCGGCGCTCCGCTTGGCGGTTTTTTAACGGCAGACGTCGAGTGGTCTCGTCCGTGTGGTCTCGCGTCAACATCGACGCTCGGAAGAATCCGGCGAATTGTCGTTCCAACAATTCGAACATCCCGAATTCTTCTGTTCAGATTTTTCTGGTGCTGCATTCGCAGCACTACCGATTGTCCAGCCTCCTGTCTTCTCTCTCTCTAATCCCCGCCTCGATGAAATCCATCTAATGATGCCTACGGCACGATATTTCTGAATCCTTAGCCAATCCCAACTGTTCTGTCTAGCGACACCAACGGATTCAGGTGGATTTCAAATCTCGATGATGATACACGAGCCGCGTGGCGTCAACTCGTCGGATTCTACACGGCCAGTCCACCGGACTGTCCTAAATCCTAGAGTATAAGCAGGCACGAGAAATCACAACTTTCCAACAGCGGAAAGTTCAAGGTCCAAAATCGGACGTGATTTTCGTTATTGGGACAAATCCCGCATATACTCTAACTTCAATTCTTCCACTCATTACACGTCTACCACTCTTCGGGATTCGTCCTCAATCCTGCTAATAGTCCACTACACATGGACTAATGACACCACGCGGCAGACGAATTTGCACTTTGCAAGCAAAGATGCTAAATTCTACGTGTAACACCATGGGGATTAGTGAGAGAGGCTTACTAGTCCTAAAGGAGAATGAAGTGAATACAGATACACGTTGTAATAACTGCCAGGAACGGCAGGTACGAAGCGATGGCCGTTGTAAAGCCTGTGGCTTCATCCAGAGCATCATCGCATTCGTCGGACGAAAGTTGGTCGTCTGATGCCAAGAGTACGCGAGTATTACATTAACGACATGAACCAGCCGATACAAATGCGAACACTGGAAGCACATATCCGTGACAGCATCGAGCAGGTTGAGAATCCAGTAACCGGATTCCTCATCCACCAAGACGAGGCAATCTCATACGTGGTTGACCGTGAAGGTAACTGGCACGCAATGTACGAATCGGATGGTTCCAACCCTCCGGCTCCTCGTATCGAGTGCCAGAACTGCTTCGTACTGCGTGAATCGCCAAGCATGGGGATAGTCCACACCACCGCCGACAGAACGCAATCCTGGTGTCAGATATGCATCCTGAGGCACGCACAGACATGCGCAACATGCGTGAATCACATATCGACACGTCACCGCGGAATGATTACCATTGCCGGCCAAGTAGTATGCACCGATTGCGCTGCGGAGACTCACACTAACTGTGGAAACTGCGGTTCATGGATTGAACACAGGCACGCGGATGAGCACTTTGACAACTGTGAGAGTCAAGATGACTATTACGGCAACAACGTGATTCGAGACTACTCGTTTAAGCCACGAGCAGTTTTCCACCCACGACTTCCGGCGTTCTCATTCGAGAACGCACGAATTGCCAACAGCGACAATTCTCGGAGCCGTGTACTCGGAGCAGATGGCAAAGCCATTAACCGCTCCTCATTGCTCCAATTCGGAATCGAATTGGAAGTGGAGAACTCGGGCGAGGAGGACAATGCCACCAGCGATGTAGCACGTGCGTTCTACGACAAGTTCAACACGAACACGCTGACACTAAAGTATGACTCCAGTCTCTACGATGGTTTCGAGATTGTGTGCCAGCCACGCAGCCTCGCCTCATGGCGCGAATTCGCACCTGAATTCGGCTCGGCTTTGTTGTGGCTACGCTCGCAAGGATTCCGCTCATGGTCTAACGACTCATGCGGACTCCACGTACACGCCTCGAAAGTCGCGTACAATGGGCCAGCCCACGTTGCTCGCTACGGCATGTTGTTCAGTCGGAATGAGGAACAGTGGGTTCGTATCGCTGGTCGGCGCAGTTCCTACGCCTCGTTCAGCGAATTGCGAGAAGGTGGCATTATGCGAAAGGCCCGTGGCGTCTGTCGTCCCGGTCACTTCGATGCCGTCTCGTTGAACTCGAACGGACAGCCAACTACGGAGACGCGCATCTGGCGACCCTCCCTCGCTGGCGCTGGTCGGGTCTTAACGGCAGTGGAGTTTGGACACGCAGCGATTGAGTACACCCGTCTTATGACGTCTCGCGACGTTTCGATGGGAGCACTCAATTGGAACCACTTCGTTCAGTACATGAACGAACACGAATACCCATCGGCACAATTCGTGCTCGGCGGAGGCAAGTTTGAACTCACAGAAAGCGGAATGCCATGTGTATCGTAATTGCAGGAATCGGGACAGCATGTCCGACACGGCATCAACTCATTCTGAGTTGCGACAACAACCCTGACGGGTTCGGTTGGGCAATTGTGAGTGAGGGTCACGAAGGGAAAGTCCTAACCATGGACAAGTCCATGGACGAGAAATCTGCCATCGATGGCTTCCTTGAAGCCATGGCAGAACTCGGAGACTCCGTTGTCGCTTGGACTTTCCACGCCAGAATAATGACTCACGGCAAGACTTCACTCGCCAATACGCACCCGTTCTTCATCGGCGACGACGAACTATCGGTGCTGGCTCACAATGGCATTCTGCCAGTGAGCATTGGCAAGAACGATGACCGAAGTGACTCCAAGATTTTCGCGGAAGAATACATCCCCGCGATTGGCGGCATTCTCGGTCTCAACGAGAAGGTGAAGAGCGAGTTGGTCGAAGGCTTCGTGTACGGCTCGAACTCCAAAATTGTCGTTCTCACCGCCCACCCAGATGCTGAGTATGCACTCATCATCTTCGGAGAAGCCTCCGGTCACTGGGGCAAGGGCGGACAGAAGGACATTTGGTTCTCGAACCACTCATACGAGACCGAACCGTACAACTGGCGCACAGCCGGAGCAGTCGGGAACGTGACCACACGTTCAATCGGTTCTACGACCCGATACGACGAATTCACCGCTGGTGGATTCGCCACCGACTTGAAAGGGATTCGCGCCAATCTTCTGACGAAGCGTGAATTGGCAGATGCCGTGATGTATACACGGTGTATCAACAACGGAACAGGTCCGGGTCAGATGTGTACCGGACTCATTGCCGAGTTTGATGACATCTGCCCTACGTGCGACCTGTGTCAACAGTGCGAAATGGACAAGTTGGCTTGCCAGTGTTGGCAGCCCAGCATGTCTGCACGCGAGAGGGCTAACGCCTCCGCTGCACTCGCGAGAGAGGAGGCATTCTGATGAAACAACTACAGTTCCGTCAGACAGACAACGGGATGGGAACCGTTTCAGAGTGGTGGTACGAGTGCGACGAACATGGCGAATTCGTCCACTCGTGCTACAACGAATGGTGCAAGGAAGCAGCACTCTGTCCCGAGTGCGGAGAGGAGGGGAATATCCCGAGGTCGGAGCAATAAGGAAGATGTTGTATCTGTACGCTGGTTGGTGGGTTGCCTGCAATGTCAACTCACTAACCGGCTCATGGTTCATCCCTTACGTAGACCCACTAGCATTCTTAGCCTGGGTCTTCGTGTCGGGATTACTCATCTACCTTTGGTAGATGAGTCTGGATTGGGGAGGGCCTAACGGCCCTCCCCTTTTCTTGTGCGCTCGGCCCCTACGGGGCCTCAGCGCCGAGCGGACGCGAAGCGGTTTAGTTGGGAACAGTCAAAAATTGCGTGGCAACGCAACAACGCCCGGCAATTTCCTGAGAGGCAGGAAATCACCGGGCATCGAAACAAGTGGGCTTAGAGGGAGGAAGGGGATTCGAACCCCTGACCTTCGGGGCCACGACCCGACGTTCTTGCCTAACTGAACTACCCTCCCCGGTTCTACGCGAGGAATATAGCGTCTAACTCGGCCAACTCCTCGCGCCAGTCGTCGCGCTCATCCCACTCATCACCGAACTCGTTGGTGTACGATTCGATGAATGCTTGCTCGTCGTCAATCGGCATGCTCATGTCAGAAGTCCCTTCAACTCGAATGCCATCCACAACTCGAATAACCCAACGGCCCAACAAAATGCCGACACCAGAATCGGTCCGGCCGTTGCCAGTATGACGATTGATATGAAAAACTCGAACAACGCGCACACAACAACAAGTGCTGTGCAGAACATGTAGAACCCTCTCATGTCGGACCCACGTAACGCAGGTAGGTTGCCTTCAACTTCACTCCGTCTCTCACAATCGTCCGGTACTTCCGCTCGTAGAGCGCACCGCTGAATCTCTTGCCCGGTGCCTTATGCACCGAACCCTCGTTGGTCACGAACCACTCTCGAGGATGCGCCTTGGCGAAGTCCTCGATGGCCTGATTCCTGCTGGTGAGCGCCCTGCGTTGAATCTCCGCTGGTGTTTCCAGCCTGAACTCGCTAGGCATTCGTCAATTCCATTTCTCGGAGCCTTGTGCTCTCGTCTCGTGCGTATCGCTTAACGCTCTGCAGCCTGTCTCGTAACTCATCTTCGTCCATCGCGCCACCACCGCACGTATCGAAGATTACCTTCATCACGCGAAGGAACTCGTCGCGCTCGAATCTGGTCATTAAGTAATCTCCCCGGCCCTCACCAGTTCGGCCCTGCGTACGTCATCGCGCAAGGCATCCACCCAGTCCTCCGCAGCCGCTGCAACGCCCGTAACATACTCTAGTGCCTCGTCCAGTGACATTTTTGATGGGTCCATCTGATTCTCGATGAACTCTTTAGTAGCGTCAACCGCCTCGTCAATCTTAACTTCGCCCACACAGCCTCCAAATCGTTCTTAGACCATTGTACCACTTGGATGACCGTTTGTCAAGTCTTTTCTCGATAATCTTTCGCGGTATCTTTTCACCCGAATTTTGGTGGCTAGGTTGTACGCCAGCACGCATTCCTCACAGGTGACGTGCTCGGGGTCTTTTAACTTCTGCCTACGGTGCCACGCCCACCCTCGTTCGGTGCCGTGCTCTATCTCGCTCCTATTGGGGCCTACAATGCCCCTGCGAGCCGCTTCGTCCTTCAGCATGGGGTAGTCGTACCCACCCCAGACTCCCCACGCCTCACGTCCCTCTAGGGCCAGTTCTAAACAGTCCTTGGAAAGCGGGCAGCCCGCGCAAATTGACTTTGCACGGGCTACCTGATTCTCGCGTTCACTGAAGAACAACTTCGTCTGTCCGAGGCACTTTGCCTGTGTGCCCCATTTGGTCATTGTTTAGAAGTCTTCCTCGTCGTCTTCGGCTGTCGTCTTGTTATCCGTCTGGTGAATCACTGCGGTTGCGAATCGCAGGTCCGGCCCGACGTTGTTGGCAACAAGGATGACCTTGCTGACCTTCGTGCCTTCCTTGTTCTCGTACGACTCTTGCTGCAGGTTGCCCTCAGCGATGGCCCTGTCGCCCTTGTGGAGCGTGGCGTGAACACCCTTGGCGAGAGTGTCCCAGACAGTCACATCGAAGAACGAAACGAGGTCTTTGTCGCCCTGCTTCCGATTGACCGCGAGTGAGAAGTTGCAGACTGCCTTACCGCTGTTGGTGAAGCGGATTTCTGGGTCGCGGGTTAGGCGACCGATAATGGTGGTGCTCATGGATTCCTTGTCTCTAAATGGATATGTTGCAGTCTGTGGGTATGGCACTCCGGCACTCCTCGTCCGTATGTACTAACACGCCCACAGTCCTGCAACTGTTACCGAGAGAATTTCTAGTCATTAGACCTTGTTCCTCGGCTAAATCAGTGTAGCAGGTCTAGCCTGCCTTGTCAAGTACTTTTTCCTCGGACGTACCATTCCCACGCCAGTTCTGTCGCCATTTCGACCACGGCCTCGCGGTCAACGTCGTCCCATATCGGGTCTAGGCGATTTCTGGCCTGCTCCTCCATCGTCAACTTCGCTACCCTGCTTGTCGTGTTCACTTTCTCTACCTCTTCGTTCCACTTTTCAACAACCCAACCCACTGCTCTAACTCCATAACGACATAAGAATGTGCAGCACCCTTGCCACGTCTCTTAATGACCGACACGCCGTAAGGGAGGCTGGCGTTCCTTGCCTCCGCAACGGCCTCGTCAACAATAGAAGCAAGCGTAATGGTCTTGAGATTCTTGCATTCGATGATGACCCCAAGGTGCTGTAACCCATTGATATCTCCCTTGTCCAGTGTGGCCCCGGCACCGTACCGGCGTTCCACGTTTTTGAATCCGCGCTCCGTGAAGTACTTTGCCACGTCGCGCTCGAACTGTGACCCCTTAGCCTTCTGCGGCGTCGTCACTTGGCACCGTCAATCCGACCGTCAGTGGGGCCTCGCCCAACTTGGGTAGTTCCGCGTTCGCGATGTACTCGCGTGTGTCCTTCCCACCAATCATCGTCGCTGCTGCCACGATGGTCGTCTCATCGACACCGAGCACCAGAAGTGCCTCACAGTACTTGCCCATGATTTCGTTGACCTTGTTGTCAACCTCCATGGCCTGACGTGCGCGGTACGAATCGGTGCGCTGCAGTGCCGCCTCGTTGATGCCCTTGGACTTCCTGCGTCGTTGCTGTCTATTCACCTACGAACTCCCCTGCCTTTAGTGCTGCCTGCTGAATCTGTTCCTGCGTCACGCCGACGAAGATGAGGCCACGGCAGAACGCGCCCATGGCCTTGTCCACGCCATTGTCGATGGCGTCCTGAAGTTTAACGGCCCTCTCCTCGAGATTTTTCTGCCTCAGTTCTGCGAGGTCAACCGGCTTGTCCCCAAACCCCATTTGTCACTCCCTTTTTCGATTGGTACTGCGCTTCCTTTTTATCCACTCGACGTTGCTGTCGAGCGGTCAATCTCGTGCACCCATTCTGGGCCACGTAGTTGCCGATTCTTCGGCTCTTGCTAATCACGTTCGTCCCTTCAAGACGTTCTTGAATCCTGCTGGCATCGGTGTCGATACCTCCCTGCGTCTCACTATCTCGCGCTCCCAATCTTCCGACTGCGCCTTGTGCGCCTTCGTGCGCTGCGTCTCTTCGGCCACAGGGTTAGGTACGCGACCATCCCTATCACGCTGCGCTGCCATCGTGTCGAAGTGCTTCCTGAACTTTTCCGGAGAGAGGATGACTCCCGACCAGAAGTCATGGGAGGAAGCCCACTCTATCATCGCGATGCACTCCTGCTCCGTTCTTCCGTCGAGCCGTAGAACCCTCTCCATCGAGGATATCGCGGATTCGTTTACTCTCGTCGGGCGTCGGGAATTGGTGGTCAATCGTTCGTTGAACAAGAGTATGCAACGCTTTGCGGCTTCCCACGTTGGCCCCGTCTTCTCGGGTCTCGTCTCTTCCCAAGAACGGGATACCGCATCCTTCACCTGTTGCAAAGTAACTGTTCCGTCCTGTATCAACAGGGACAACGCCCTCTTGTAGTTTGGGCTTGCCAACGGGGTACTCCTCTCTTCGTAGTACGAGCGCGATGATTGCATAGACCGCTAGGTCGAGCAGTGAGTCTTCAACTGACTCGTTCGCCATCGTACCACCACGCGCTGCCTTTTGCAGACGCTTCATCTTGTCATTCATTCGGATGGTGCAACCAATCCATGCCGGTACACCAAAGTCGGCAGACGCACGGACGTTAGCGAAGGGGTCTCCCTCGCGTCCGTAGTCCTTCTGTTTCTTGTCGTGCATGTCTTGGATTTCTCCAAGAATCTTTTCAAACTCGGTCAATGTAGCCCCATGTCGTTTCGCTTGGTTAATTGTTCCAATTTCTCAATGCGCCTCTCCAGTTGGTAAATTCTATCCCCTTGCTTCACTATCAGGGACGAGCACTTTTGAAGAACTATCGCTAGGTCATAATCGCGCTGAAGACTACCCATCTTCGTCCTCCATGAACTCCAAGAATCTAGACTTCTGCTCGTCGGTCATACCTCTGGACAAATACTCTATGGCACTCTTGTTCACCGCACTGGTGCCCTTGCCTGCCGGATGCGCGTCACGCGCAGCCTGAATCTTCAACTCACGAATCTCGTTGTGCGCTCGAAGGTTTTCCTTTTCCAACAGTTCGTTCCGCGATTGAATAACGTAGTTCCGTTCCTTGTAGAAGTCGAGTTCGACCTGTAACGGGTCGGGTGTTATAGCCGCTCCATTAGTCACTAGTTGTCACCTTTTCGTAAAAGGTAATCTTGTTCTGCCTTGCCTCGGGACACCTGTGGGCTACTTCGGTAGACTCCAGTACGGTAACCTCGTGCTTGCACGTTGGGCACCGCATTTTCTGTTTTGCCATATCTGCTCCCTTCCAACTTCACACCCGAGGGGTGCGACGTCTGCTCTGTTCTTAGAACTGCTGCGAACGAGAACGTGGTCCTGCAGTTGTCGCAGTACAGCGCGAACACCCTGTAGAACTTGTCCTCTTTGTTCTGATTCTCCTGCGCCAATTCTCCACTGCACTTGGGGCATGTTACGTCGATGCTATATCGCGTACCTTTGGTACGAACGACTCTTAAACCCCCCACGAAATTTCCTTCACCTTCACTGGACCCACTGCGTACATGTGGTTGTTCACTGATGCCTTCACTGCCATTTGTACCGCGAACTTCGGGAACTGCTCGAGAACGTGTGATGCGTACAGCGAACCCAGAGCGACCTGACCGGCTGCTCCAATAGCCATGTAGCCACGCTTCATCCGATGCACGTCGCAGTCCTCCCCGATGTAGAAGACGGCTCTGCGCGTGACGACGAGAATGTTCCAGTTCTTGCCGGCTGCGTCACCTTCCTTCATAAATGATGCAATCTTGTACGGGTCACCGCTCGGACACGACTCTGCTAGGTCGCACACGGCCGAGTTGCCAGACGCGCCAATCAGAGAGTCCTCACGACGCCATACCTTCGGCTTGTCGGCCTCCCAGTACAGCCCCGAGTCGGTGTCTCCGTCGAAGTCGCCCCCCTCGAAGACGCCTGAGTCTGCTGCGATGGCACATGAAATGCCATCAGTAAATCCCGCTATTACGGTCATCGCCATTTCCTCTTGAACTTTTCAGGCAGGACACCGTGATACGGAATCTGCTGCGGTTGCGGTTTGAACTTCAGGTAGCACTTAACGCAGACGCACTCGCAGGTACTGGGCGTTATGTCCAGTACCCACGAGTGAGTGCATTCGTCTTGAGCCTTGGTCAACCCTCACCGGGGTTTTCACTCATTGCATCGAGTGCCTTCATCCCCAAGTCGATGTCAGCGAGGGCGGTCATGGCCCTCACGATGTCAACTTCGGTCATGTCCTCGGCAGTGGTAGGCTGCCCGACAATCTTGGCGATGAATGCCTTGCGCTCCGATGGCACTGAGAATTTCTTGCTCAGTTCCGCACGGAGTAGGTCGATGCTCTTGTTCTTGTCCTGCTTTTTCTCGGCTTCCTTTTCGACGCCTCGGGTGCCCTTCGCACCGTCGTCGTCCTTGTCAACCTGCAGGCCGAGCGTGGTCACGTAGGCGTAACGGCGAAGGTACGTCACCGCAGATGCTTGTGCCTGTGGGTCGGACTTCGCAAGGTGCAGCAGTGCCGTCGATTCATCGAACTCACCAGACTCCGTGTGCATAAGCAACGTGCTCAGTGCGTCCTGTCCACCATCGGTGAACACGATGTCCTGCTTAACGACGAGGTTGTTGGCCTGCAGGTACGGTTGCGCCGCCTCCACAATCTGTGGCAGTGGTGCGAACTTGCTCTTGAAGAACGGGTTTTCCTGCGTCTTCGGGATGGCCTTGATTTCACTCTGGAACTTTCCCAGAGCCTTCATTAGTTCAACGATTGATGCGCTTCTCATCCTGCTCCTAGTTCACTGAGTCTAGTTCGTAGCCCAATGCTGCGAACCCCTGCATTACTACCTGAATCACTTCTACCGCTGCGTTGTAATTCTTGACGTGCGCCACAGCAATCTTGCTGTATCCGTCATCAATCAGAACCGAAAACTCTGCATCTGAATTGCTGCTTCTCAAAAGCGGGTCGGTCGTGGCGTACAACTTCAGTTCTACGCCCTCTCCCGTCATCGTTATTTCTGGGAAAACTTTCTCCACTACTTGGTTCCTTTGAAGTTCAGAATCTGATGGAGCGTGTGTTTGATGGTCGCCAGGTCCTTCTGGTCTTCCATCACTACGTCGATGTCCTTGTAGGCCCCCGGCGCTTCGTCCAGCAGTTGAACAGCCTTGTCGCTGTTCCATGCCTTGCCAAGCATAGCAGACTCGAGGTCACTTGTCAAGAGCGTTTTCCGTGCAGCGTTTCTAGACATAGTGCGGCCGGCCCCGTGTGAACAGGAGTTATATGAAAGAGGGTTTCCCAATCCGGCAACAATGTAGGACGAGGTTCCCATAGAACCGGGGATGATACCCAGGTCTCCCTCGCGGGCGCGTATCGCCCCCTTTCGTGTGAGCCAGACGTCTTTTCCGTGGTGATGCTCCATTTCTGTGTAGTTGTGATGACAATTGATTCGCTCTACTTCGTGACCGATGTCCTCGCGCTCACCGACTCCGACGTATGCCCACAACTGCTTGAGAACTGCGTCGAGCATCGCTTCGCGATTGGCGAGCGCGTAGTTCTGCGCCCACTGCATCGCCCTGATGTAGTCAGTGAACTCTGTCGTCCCTTCGACCAAGTATGCCAGTTCGGGGTCCAGAAGTTCGATGAAGTACTGCCTCATCAATCCCTTCGCGTCCTCGATGTACCGTGATGCAATTTGGTTGCCTATGCCGCGACTTCCCGAATGCAGAACTACCCACACTTGGTCATTCTCGTCTAGGCAAATCTCGATGAAGTGGTTCCCCCCTCCAAGCGTTCCTAGTTGTGCCTCCGCAGTCTTCCACTGCGAAGTTCCCGGCGTTATTGAGCCTGCCGCTTGTCGCCATAAAGACTCGTTGCCACCCACTCTATGATGCGAGTTCTGGCGCTTGCCCATCCCTGCCGGGACTACGCGCTCAATCCACCCCACCATCTTGTCGAAGTTATCGGGAATGCCCGAGGCAAACAGGTCGGTCTTCACCGCTGCCATACCACATCCAATGTCTACGCCGATGGCTGACGGTATGATTGCGCCCTGTGTCGGAATCACCGTTCCGATAGTCGCACCCATTCCCAAGTGGGCATCCGGCATCAGCGCCAGAGGCCCCGCTAGGAATGGAAGTGATGCCGTTCGTTGCGCCTGTTCCAGCGTGTTGTCTTCCAAGATACTTGCCCATGAGAATACGTTCCCTATCCGCTTAACTGTCATTCTTAAACCCCATCATTGCTTGTCCAAAATCGTTTAGTGGTCGTGACTGCGCGAAGTCAACTGCCTTCACTTTAGCGATGATGCGCGAGCCTCGGCAGTTCCTAAGCGGTACTGCGGGCGTAGCAACAATTCCCTCCGGAGTCTCGATGCCGGGCCAGAAGTGCGACGTGAGACGGCCTTGACGTACTGTGTCGATGGCTTGGCGTAGAGTCGTGATGCCCGTGTAAATACCCACACGCTGTATCCCAAGACCCTTAGCGATGCCAGTGATGGACTCTTCGTGAAGCCACGTATCGCCCACTTTAACATCAAACAGAATGAAATCAACCGGCCCATAGCCGCCTCCCTTTTGAATGCCAGCGCCGAAGCCCTCGCCGTACAGCGTGATAGAGCAGTCTTCCCTGTTCGGAAGGTCTATTACCCCCTCCAAGTTCGAGCAGTCAGCCGGGAAGTACTCTTCCAGTTTCTTGTACAGCGGCGCGGGAATTTGGGCGTTGTCCGTCCTGCCGTCGATGCGTCGTGCGACCGTCTCTGGGTCGGGTCGCGTGTACTCGATACGAATGTTCGTGCCGTCAATCTTCTCGCGGCAAATCCACGGCAAGTCCTGAAGGTACTCGAACACGGGGTCGGCCCACTCACCAGTGAACTTGCCCTTGTTGGTGCCGGACGTGTGTCGCTTCTGAATCGAGTTAATCTTGTGGTATTCCGTGCTCATAGGTTCCTCGACCTCACAATGTTGAATTGAAGTTGCTCCACTTTTTCACCGAACTCTCGGTCCATCAAAATCTTCTGACGCACGTTCTCGCACGCGAGCATCGGCGTCGTATGTACGCAGCCATTGAATTCCCTCGCTACAGCCGGGTACGAAAATTCGAGCATGTCTCGAATCAAGTACATAGCCATGTGTCGGGCCTTTACTATCGGCTGAATCTTACTTCTGCCCCTAATCTCGTCCTTGTCAATGCCGTAGAACCGTGACACTTCCTCGATGATTACGTCTGGCCTGATGTTGGTCACGACGCGCTCCTAATCGCTACGCTGTTCTCAATCATTATCTCGCCGTCGCCATCGTCAAGGCAGGTCGTTCGGTACGAGCAGTAGTCACACTGCCAGTCGGACCCTAGCGGTCTAAGGCTGACAAAGCCGCCGCTGTCGTCCCGTCCCACACGGTCGGGCAAGATTCCGTCATCAATTTTCGCTCCGATGCCAGCCATTCTCTGTATCTCGTAGTCAGCGAGGGGCTCCCATTCGTCTCGGGGAATCTCGAACTCTGCGACGAATCGGTTGAGCCCGAGGACTCCCATGGTTCGGGCTTTATTTTTGGACAGTGCTTCAAAGTTGATTGCTCCCATGATGATTGTCTGGATGTCGATTTCGGGGTTCTCGCGCATAATGCCCTTGGCGTTCATGCCAGCCTGAGTAATGGCACCAAGTTTCGGACCCTGTGCGCCCCTCTGTGTGAACGTGGCGCGTGTGCGGTTCCATCCGACCTGTGTGTCGAAGCCGTATCCGCCCATCGTCTTCAGTTCCCACAGTACGTGGGTTCCTCCGTAGTTCGTCCCGACGTCCTCTACTCCGATGAGTGAGTCACATGAGCCGGAAACGTCGTCCGTCTGTGACGAGACTTCGAATCGGGCCGAGGGGTATCGCTTGGCGATTTCCGCTTGTGTGAGTTCGTGAATAATGGTGCCGAGTCCGGTCGCCCAAGCGCCAGCCTCGTCCATGGGTTCGGTTACTTCCGAACCGAGCGCGGCGTAAGCCTGAGACCGCTCGCAGCCGAACGAGGACGAGTAGCGAAACCTCGTCCCTCGTGCGGTGGGCTTTTGAATCAGGGCTTTTTCTTGCAGTGCAAGCGCCAGAGCGCCGGTAAGGATTGGATTCGAGTTCTGTCGCATCCGTGAATCTTACCACGCTCGAGCGCGTTTGTCAAGTCCTACTTGTTAGTTTCTTCAATTCCTTGACGTTGAGCCAGCGCCGTTTCTTGCGCTTGTTGTTTGACTTCCACTGATTGTGAGCCATTACAGGTTCGGGTATTTCTTGGATAGGAACCTGTCCAACGTTACGCCTTCGTAACGTTGGCAGAGGTAGTTGAGGCTGACGAACATCGGGTCGTACGAGCCCTCGCGTACTTCATGTTTAACGATGATGCCGCGCCAGTGAGCATTTCCTTGTGGGCCTTTGTAATCTTCGTTATGTAGATAGCACGCTCCCGCGACAAGACCGTGCTGCGACTTGTTGGCGACGAATCGCAATCCGTACATGAGGGTTTGCTGGTGCCCCATCGTGAAGGTGTGTCCGATGGTCTTGAGTCTGAGTTCAACGTTCGCGCCTCCTAGCGGCTTGCCGGTCATCGGGTTGTAGAAGTAGTGAGAGTACGCTACTCCATCAAGCCAAAGTACTTCGAGAAAAGGCGAAACTTCCCAACCAGTTCTTGCGTAGTCAAGTTGGTCGGTCGAGAGGATGCTTTCAAGTTGGGCGTCGAAATTGACGGCTCGGTCAATCCGGTCTTCGTGATTACCAAGCAGAATGTGTCGCTCGGGCCTCCAACCAGCGTGTTTCGTCTTCCCTCGGTTACGGTTAAAGTCCACGAATGGCCTGTTAAGGATTGCCCATGCGTCGTTTGCAGCCGTGATGTCTTCTACATAGCGCCGTCCCTCCATGCGTTTCGTGCCCTTGTCGTACGATGACAGCGATGGCATGTCGGCGTGGTCGCCAAGGTGAATGATTTTTATTGGCTCATCGTGAAACTCGTCCACTATGTACTTACCTATCCATGACAGATGGTCAGTCGGAACTCCCGCTTTGGCCTGAGTATCAGGTATGACTACGTGTGTCGAACTCAAAAAGCCTCCTGTGTAGATTGAAAGAGCGTACCACTTGGGCACGCTCTTGTCAAGTCAATTTGTGAAAGTTGTTACAGGTCAAACCAAAAGGCCCCAAACGTAGCGTTTGTCACGTAGTTCTGCGTGAGCCGGACTATGAATCCCCACGTCACGGCGTACCAGTACTTCGGGTCGTACTTGACCAGAGCGATACAGTGGTCGGCACCGGACGACGGCGTGCTGGCGTCCCAGACGGCGTTCGAAGACTCCTCGGCCGCCGTCAGGTTGCTAGCGTCCACGAGCAGCATGAGGCCGTCGTGGTCAATCATGGCCTGCTCTGCCGTGTAGATGTCGCTCGTTATAACTGAGCCGAAGTCCTTTACCATCCCCTTCGACTTGGCCCACGTCAGGAATCCCTGTGGGTCAACTCCGGCGTTCGGTCCCGGCGTCTCGCCCAGCGTGGCAAGGTACTCCGTGTAGACCTCGACGGTGTACGGAGCGTGGGGCGGTCGGAAGCCCAACTTGTAGAGGACTTTCTTGAACGTCGATGCGGTCGCGACCTCGTGGGTCATTCGCAGATGTTCGAACCCTGCTATTACGCAGTCGCCGTAATCGATGTTGCCGAGTGCTCCATCCCAATTGGTGATGCCACCACGCACGTCAGCCCTTAGCGCCGTCATTCTGTTCTCCTAAAATGGCACGTTTCACTTGTGCCGGTGTCTGCGAGTAGAGGTCTTCTACTTCGGTCATTGGTTCAAACCCCGCGTACAACAACGCGAGCGCGACGAGGCCCGAGCACACAAGCCCCTTGCCCCAACGAAAGTACAACCTTTCTGGAAGAAACATTGACACGGCGTCTGAAAGTATGCTAGAAAAAGAGTATTCAATACCCAACTTCGACCGCTGAAATTCGATGAACTTCTCTCGGTCGATGGTGACAGGGAGCGGTAAGACTTCGAACGTTCCCCCGACTGCGATGGTTAGCAGCGGCTTGTCGTTGGTTATTCCTCCGCCCGGTTCTGCCTGCAGGACGTACCACACGCCGTTGATGAAACTGTCCAAGATACAGACATGGTTTCGCTCCCAATCGACCTCGTGGTTCCGGCGTTGAGCGAAACGGATAGCGGCACCTATCAATCCCTTGTTGCTGCAGAAAACCAAATCTCCTACCTGCATTACGCCGACGCTGCTTTCAGGGCCGCAGTCATTCCCTCATGGACGCCAAGGTGCTTGGCCTGTTCAATTTGAATGGTTTTGATGTCGTCACCAACTTTCTCGAGTGTATTGGCAGTCCATCTCTGGTTGCTGTCTAGGTCGCGTCGAATCTCCTCGTTGCTTCGGACAAGCGCCAGGCGCGTGTTCTCTTGGTTCTCCTCGATGCGCCGCACACTGTCCTTGATGGACGAGCCGTTGTTCAACTCGACCTCGTGGCGCACCCTGTCAAGCACGTCGTCCTGCTTACCGATGCTGTCCTTCAGTTCGGTCAGGAGGGGTGTGATTTGAGAGGCCAATTCCTTGACCTGACGCTTATGCCAGAGCCGAATTCCGGACCAGACGAGCCCCCAAATCATCGAGGAAATGATGAGCGCGGCACATAGGAACTGGACTATTGGATTCCAGCCTACGAAGAACGCTGCCGCCAGCGTCATCGGCGTCATGCCGGAGTCGCTTTATCGGGGGCTATTTGGGCGATGCGGCCGATTGGGGGCGTCGGGACGTTCTGGGGTGCCGGAAGGGGCCTTTTGAGGACTTTACGGACTCTGGGGGCGTGCCAGCGGCGGTTTATGACGTTGAACCGGAGGCATGTGACCGGAAAATACGACTCGCCAGCATCCTTCACGCCCTGCGTCAGAGCATTTAGCCTGATGACCTGGGGTGTGCCAGGACCGCCCATGGAGACCATGAGGGGATTGAAGTCCTTCAGGAGCGTGATTCCCGGCTCAACGAAGATGGCGGCGTGGGATTCACCCTCGACCCCCCATACGGCGACGTCGCCAACGAGTACATCCTTCAGCGCGATGTGCCTTCCCTGTTCGAACAGGGTAATGGAGTTTCCGTACTCGGAGTATCCGGTGTTCATCGGGTCACGACCGCCGGCAATCCAGTACATCAACTTCACGAAGAACGAGCAGTCGGACCTGACGATTGGCTTCAGCGTGACCGGGAGGGGTCGCACTTCGGCGTACTCGAAGTCCTTCACGTTCTGCACGGCAAGCAGAGCCTGCCTACGAATCTGTTTTCTGATATTAACAATCATGTCTGTCCTTAAATAATCATTACTAGTTTACCACCACCGGCTTCACGGAGCATTACACTCACCATTGTTCCGCCGCTTGGTGTCGAATTATCCCAATCTGGTGATTGGACGCCCGATACATCTGTTTTCGTTACTGCGATGATTCCACCACCCACACCGTCAAACTCCTGCACGGAGTACCCTGACGTCGTAGTGGTGAATCCTGAACCGGGGCCAAGAATCGCTGTTCCCCAGAAGAACTCGTGCATCCCCACTGCCGTAAGTGGCGGGAAGTTCGCGCTCGTCACAGGACTCGCGTCTGACACATCAAGAACCGCTTCGCTATCCAAAACCGGCGTTCCCGTTACCGAGAACTCCTGAGCGACCACTCCGATATACAGGTACCCCGAGTTGAGCGTAATCGTGCTTGGTCCCGTTGACGTTATTTGCCCTATCCAAGTTCCAGATGAGAACTGGTGATACTCGTCTAACTCTAGCGGAATCCACGATGCCACCGGACCGCCCGATATTGAAGGCGCGTACGGAAACGAGCAGTAGAACGACACAATCATCCAGTTGCCGATGGTGGTTGGCGATACGGCAAGCGTTGTCCCAAGACTCGGATATGCCCCACCGTAAGCACTACCGACAAGATTGAAAGCCATTACGAGGCTTTGTAAATGTCGAAGAAAAACGTCAGCGTCAGGTTGTCAGCATTGTTCGTTAATGCGGTTATCACTGGTGCGAAGTAGTCTCCGTTCACTACGTCTTGAAGGGTGGTCAACGGGAATATAGTAGCAGTAGGTGTTACGACGATTCCCGTTAGGTCACTCAGTCCGGTTCCACTTCCGTTCTGTTCGATGGAAATGGTTACCGATGGAGAACTTCCGTTATCGCGAATCATCGCCTCCACGCCGACTAGGAAGGCTTGCTCGCCGGGATTGAGTCGCATGAAGAACGGAGGAAGGTAATTCGTCGCGCCGGACGGAACGGCCAGTTCTCCCTGTACCGCGTAGGTGCGGTCGTCGTGGCGGGGGTCAGAGTCGTACATTACGTCGTCGTTTCAAATGGCGTGTACACGTAGTTCCCCTGAGTCTTCAGTGTCACCACGAGGTCGCTCTCGTATCCTCCTGACGGTCCGGCTACGGTGCTGTCGCGCATCTTGTGAGGCAGCAGGTCCATACCGTCGATTGTGCAGACGACGGACATCGGACCCTCCGTGTACGTCACGAAGTCCTGTATCAGTCGGAGACCTTCGAGCCACACAAATGATTCGTACGGGTCGTTGAAATACTCACCGCCGTCCTCTAGGTTGACGTCGAAGTTCTGAATTACAAGCATGATGTTTGTGCCGGACACGACGCACGGCCATGACTTCAGAACCCATCGGTTCAGCGTCGGGCTAGTGTCGTCGGTGGTTGTGGTGGTAGCGGCGTTCAGTGTCACGGTCACGCTGAACTGTCGTCCTCGCGTCATGGTGACGGGATAGCCTTGGTTCACCTGATAGGTTCCGCTGGTAGCCGACGTCGATGCGCCGCCGTCAACTGAGTCCGTAGCGGTGACGCTCGTAGCGCCGGGGGTGAGAGCGTCGTAGTCGAAGTACACCGGGACTTTGGGGTCGGAGATTCCGTAGTCGAAGATACCGGACGTAATCGTCCCTGATGGCACGTACCTCGACACTACCATGTTCCCGCCCGAGTTGGTAGCGTATGGGCCGTAGATTCCCTTGCTTGCGACGGCCATCATTGGCGTGTTCGTGTTTGGGTTCCAGTCGAGTGAGTTGATGACTCCTTGTCCCGTGACCATGATGTCGCTTGCGTACGCTGGTGCGAGAGGGTCGCCTGCGATGTAGGTGCTCAAGTCCAACTTCCCTAGGCCGGTGCTCGCTGTGTCGTAGTTGTTCCATGCGAACCACACAAATCTTCCGTCGCCAACAATTGCCGTCACGGGTAGGGTTACTGGCTGTAGGATGTTAGGCTCGAGCGGTCCCGACTTCAAGTCTCCCGTCGCTGTCGCTGTCGGGTCGTAGATGCTCAGTGTCTGGCACATACGAATTCCGCGATTCGTTCCCACAAAGATGTAGTTCAGGTACGACTTCACGCACGTCGGATACTCGTCCGGACTCATCGGTAGAGCCTGAACCGGCGTGTTCAACTCCCAAGGTTGGGCGACCGCCGTTGCAGAAATAACACTCGTCTGCGTAGCATTTGAGGTCGAAGACCCCGGCAAATCGGAACGGTAGATGCACCCTGAATACCTCTTTCCGGATGGCGACTGAACACAGCCGCCGAAGTAGATTTGAGTCTCGCCGTCTGTGGCGTCGGTCCAGATGTAGTTCGGGTTCTCGTGCGTGTACAGCACGTCTGCAGATACTGGCGTACTCACCGAGCCGCCAGTTGCGCTGGCACCGTTGGTGCGAGGCACATCAATCTCGAATACACGCGACAGCATTATGGCGTCCACGATTCCAGTCGATACACCAGTAGTGCTGTTCTGGACCGTGAAAGTCCATGCGCCCGAAGAGCCGCCCTGAGCCGTGACGACGAATGTTCCATTGAATCCCGCAACGCCAGAGCCCGTGACGACCATGGTGTCGCCCACGCCGGGTCCTGTGATTCCTACGGAGTTGATGGTGTAGGTTACGTAACCAGTGCTGGGCGTACTTGGTGCCACCGTGGTTACGACCGAGGACGACGGAGGGGTGACCGTTACGTTGTACGGCCCGTTGAATCCGTAGTTGTCCTCGGACGATAGGAACTGGCCCCACGTAAAGTGGGTTATTGTCAAGACCTTCGACGTCTTGAATGTGAAGTGGGTGTTATCCTGCACCGATGTCACCGTGAAGGATTCTGTTATGACCTTCCCGGTTGTGTAGGTGAGGCTAACGGTTCCCGTCTGTCCTGTAACGAGGCCGTGTTCTAGGGCGGTCGTGCATTTCAGGTAGCCACTGGTAAGGCTCAGTCCGGTGATGTCGCCGTCCATCTGCGTCCCGGTAATCGTCACCTTCTGTCCGGTGGTCAGGCTGTGGGGAGACTGCGTGGTCACCTGAGCCATGCCGGGAGTGCTCAGGAATGAGCCGCCACCGAGGATTGTCTCGATGTTTGTCGTTCCGGTTCCGGTCGATGGAGCAGAGCCGAACGGTGCCGTAGCACTTCCGTCGCGTGGGAGGATGGCGTAGAGTCGGTTATTGTACGAGGCAATCAACTGGTCGTTGGCCCATCGAACCATCGTGAAGCCGCCGGTGAAGTTGGTGGTAAGGTCGGGCGCGGCGTAGAGTTGGAACACGCTCGACACACCAATCTGGCAAAACCAGATTCCAGTGTCGGTTGCGATGAAGGCGTAGGCGTCGTTGGTGGTGATGGAGTTTACAACCGACCACGCGGAGCCGCCGTACGCGGAGCCTACCGTGCAGGTCGTGGGGGTCCACGTCGAGTTGTAATAAGTTACCGTTGCGCCGTTAGCGGTAACCACGTAGTCGCCGCATCGGGACATGAGAAGGTTGGCACCAACGGTGCCGCTGTCGAGGCGGTATGTGTCGGGCAGCAGGGTTGCCTGCAGCGGGTACGAGAATACGTCCACGCCCTTGCTCGAGAGGAAGCGTGTCTCCTGCGAGTCTCCCTTTCGGTCGAGCGAGTACTGGCCCGCGCCCATGCTCCACTCAGTCTGCTCACGTCGCCAGAGTCCTTCGGTGTTCACCGTTCCCTCGCCCGTGATGTTCGTGAGGTTGATGGACTGACGTTGTGATGCAATCGTTCGGTGTCGGAACGCCTCTCGACGGTACGGCTCGAACGATGTATTCACCGGGAAGTTGACCTGCACACCGCCCGAACTCACGATGGAGACGGGGAATGGGCTAGAGTTCTGGACCGCTACCATCCACGCGACCTGCTGTACTGACGGGTCAGGCGGTCGGCCTCTTCGCTCATCCTGTCGGCACGACGGGTGATTAGAGCGTTGACTGAGCCAGCAACCGCTCCGGCCACAACCTCTAGCGCCTTTCGAGCGTCGGGTTGTGACTCCAAGAAGTTGCGGGAAATCTCACGCGGCAAGGTCAGGTCAATCTCTGCGCCCAGCGCAGGGATATCGGTTGCGGTCGGGGGGATGTTCTCGACCGTGGTGGAAGTGCCGTAGCCGTTGTACGGCGGGGCGATGTCGTTGATTGCCGGCGTGTTTAGAAGCGAGTCGGTAAGGTTGACCAGCGGGATGAACGGCGCGGTGTACGTTACGAACATCGGCAGGCCGGGGTATCCACCGTCGTAGATTACTATGGCGTTTCCGGACGGGAACGCGGCGTCGGGAATGTTGCGGTGAACACTCCACCGCTTTATAGCCGGGATGTTCTGCGAAGGCCCGACGATTGCGTATCGAACGTTTAGGATGTCGTTGAAGTTGTCCGAGATTCCGCCGAGGTCGTAACCCGCGAGCACCGGGTTGTACGTGATTTGGGTAACGCCAACTCGATACAGGCCGTTGGCAGGACTCGACATGGAACGGATGTCGTCGTTGATGGCAACGCCTACGTCATAGCGCGAGTACTTCGGATTGATGTAGCAGAGGTTTCCGTTGGGGTGCGCTGCCTGCGTCGAGCCAAGGTAGCCTCGCTCTATTGAAGCCTGAAGCGTAGATGAGTTCCACGTCAATACGAGAATCAGTTCGAGGTCGGTGGCGAGAATCATTCCCGGCGACACTCCTATCGTCTGCGGCCCGGATAGGGTTACAACGCTGTCACTCGAACCGATGCCTCCCGTCTGGTTAATGGTTACGGTTCGCTCTCGCTGACCCCCCATAACTCGACGGTACACCTTCTCGATTATGTCGCCAAAAGTATTTCCAGAACCCGGTCCGGAACCGATAACAATGATGTCATCAACCGCTGCCGCGTTCGAGCCAGTGGCAACCCACTGACCAACGACCGTACCCAGGAGGCCCGTCGTGCTAATCCAGGTTTGGTAAACGCCGGTACTGATGCGAGCGATGACACCAATTGCAGGAACAGTCGCTGCGCCGTATGTGATTTGGTCTTGATTTGCGCCTCCATTGACGGTGTACGAGAACGTGACGACACCGGGGTCAACAGGTGCCCCGGTGCTCGTGTTCGTGAATTGGACGTTGAATTGAACAACGTTTCCAGAGAGATAAGCCATGGGAGCCTTTCTAGGTTGCCTTGGCAGTGGTGACCATCTGGTCATTCCCACTACCCATTGTAACAGTTGTGTCACCGTTTGTTACGGTGGTGACTGCGTTTGAGGTATCCGCTGAGGCGGTTACTGACGAATCGGTTGCTGTGGCCGTGGTGACTGTTATATATCCCGCCACTCCCGTTATTTCTATGGGTACGAAAATTGTACCGCTAGTGGTGGTATTTAGCGCCGACAGCCCCGTAAGTGGTGCGCCAGTTCGTACCGTTCCGACCGACGTTGTGTTCAGCGTTGCGAGTCCGGTTAATGGCTGATGGACGGTCGCCAGTCCAGTAGATGTCGTGGTGAGAGCGGAGAGTCCGGTCAGTAGAGCGGCGGCGCGTAGCGCCCCGGTCGATACGGTGTTTAGGGCAGAAAGCCCGGTCAGCGGCGCACCTGTATGAACCGTGCCGGTAGTCGTCGTAGTTAACGACGCCGTTCCTGTAAGCGGCGCTCCGGTGGTTACCGTGCCGGTGGTTACGGTCGTGAGCGTGGCGAGGCCCGTTATCAGCGCCTTGTCCATCAGCGAACCGAATGATTGCGTGGTCAGCGTTGCCAAACCAGTCAGCGGTGCACCCGTAGTTACCGTGCCGGTAGAGACCGTGGTTAGTGCTGATAGTCCCGTCAGGAACGGGATTATTTTCAGGAGACCAGTGCTGGTCGTGGTGAGAGCGGAGAGTCCGGTCAGCGGTTGTGGCACGGTCAGCGATGCGGTTGACGTCGTGGTTAGGGTTGCGGTTCCCGTCAGCGGTTGTGGCACCGTGAGGTTGCCGGTGCTCACGGTCGTTAGCGTGGCGAGTCCCGTCAACGGCTGCGGTACGGTCAGCAGTCCCGTCGATACGGTCGTTAGTGTGGCGAGTCCAGTGAGTAGCGCGGCTGCGGTCAGTGCTGCAGTCGATACTGTCGTCAGCGTGGCTAGACCAGTTAGGAGTGCAGGGGCGTGTAGCGTCCCGGTTGATACCGTGGTGAGGGTCGAGACGCCCGAGAGCGGTGCGTTCGTGGTGAGGGTCGCGGTCGATACAGTCGAGAGTCCACTGACTCCCGTAAGTTGTGCGGGAGCGTTCAGTGCTCCCGTGCTCACGGTGGTTAGGGTTGCGAGTCCAGTTAAGAATTTCGCAACCGGCGCAATCAGATATACGTCTAGTTTTGTTTGGTTATGGCCGGGGAACGACCTCTTGAATATAGCCATGCTACATCACACTCGCTCGACGGACGGCCTGACGGCTAATTTTACTATTAGGAATATACAAGGAGGGGGTGAAGGTCAGTAGTCCAGAGACCGTGGCATCCGCTCCGCTACCGGAAGACCATGCTGGTGACTGCGCCGTGGGGGTAGAGGCCGACGTGTTGTACACGAAAGCCATGCTGAGGGTGTCGGTTCCGCCGTAGCCGTTGATATAAGTAAATCCGGCGGTAGAACCCCCGGGAGTGCCACCGGCGAATGTTGCCCCTGCGAGGTAAAGTTCTCCGGTTCCTGTCGGGGTCAAGGACGGATAGTTACCATTGAGCCCCGAGCCCGTTGCCGTATTACTCCCATCGCTTCCCCAGGTTCCTGTCGCCCCACCATGGAATTGAAGGGACCCAAGTCCCGATGTGGTGTATGAGGCACCCGAGTTTACTATGGTGATTGTCGAGGGGCCGGTAGAGGTAACAACACCCCACCAAAATTCCGACGTCTCGTTTCCATTCGCTGAATGCGCGAGCCTTATCCACGTCGTCACCCCGCCACCGGAAACGCTAGAAACGGTGAATGACGAGAAGTTCCCCACCTGTAGAACGAGCACGTCCCCTATGGCGGTGGGGTTAACCGCTACGGTTGCCGAGGCGGTGGCGTTGGCGATGGAGCCGACGACTGAAATCGCCACGGCTTAGACCTCGAAGATTACGTAACAGGTACACTTGGTAGTACCGTCACCATGTACGCGAACGCGCAGGACGTTACCCGGCTTGATGCTCGGTTCGCGACCAAGGGGGAACTGCTTGTAGTAACTGCCGATTGGCTCAACCATCTGGGGGTCGAAGACTCGGTTGGTCGTAGATGAACCCTCGGCCGATGACGTGTAGCCGGATAGCGAGGTAGACATTTCCAACGGCACAGACGTCGTAGACGCGGCGGTGTTCGCCGGGGCGTTGGGGTCATCGTAGGGCATGACGTCGGCAGCGGCGAATGCTGTGACCGTGGCGGCGACTGTTCCAGTCTCAACCAGTTCGCACTGGAACGGAACGGCCAGCGCACCAGCGTTGAACGAAATTCCCCACTCGACAATCTTGAGTGGGGAGTTCGCGGCGGGCACCAATTGGAGCATGGTGAACAGGGTGGCAGACGTTGTTACCGCTGTGATGGGAGCGGTGGTCGTCATAGCGCCGTTTTGTACTAAGTACAGTTTAGCCATACAAACTAACTCGCAGTTATTTCAAGTGCGTTAATAGCGAAGGTCGCAGGAGTCTGGGTCGCACTGATTACCGTCGAGGAGCAGGTTCCCCAGATGAGCATGTTGCCCGCGCCGATGGTGGACGAGTCGAGCAGCGCCCAATATGTCACCGTCGAAGTGGAACCCGTGCATGCTGCGAAGGTAAGCGCAGACGAGTTGAAGATTGTTGAGGGCGTACCGGCAGTGGCGGTGCCCCATGCGCCAGACGTGGCGAGACGGGCGTAGCCCGTGTAGGTGGCTTCGCCCGCAGTCGCGCCGGTAGAGGCCGACGTCAGCGCAGAGGTCCATAGACCAAGATAGGTGGTGGGCATCGTGAACGATGTCTTGCCGACGACGTGCGCTAGAACAGCGGTCTCAGCATATTCGGTGAAGGTACCGGCCATTTAGATTTTCTCTCCTGCTTTGATGAGACTTTGGATTTCGTCGTACTGCTTTCCAGCCTTGGCGTTGCCGCCGAGATTGATGCCGCTCTCGACTTCGAATCGAGAACCCGCCCGGCTTTCCAACTCTGCCGCACCCTTAACGGACTTCGGCTGAAGCGGAACTCCGTCAACCTTGTCGTGGCGCAATCGCCGGTAGGCTTCGTTGTCCTTAGCCATGGTGCGTTGAAACTTTCGGTTCCCGTCAATGTCAGGGCCTACGAATGTAAGTCCCTGCAACTTGCAACCGAAGCAATCCTTTTTGCATTCCGCAGTCTGCGTGTGTCGTGCGCCGAATCGTTCCATTATGAAATGCAGGCCCCGTACCCTGCTGCAGTCAAGAGTGCTACTTCCTCCGCAGTCACGGTGGAAGCCCCTTGGTACAACTTCACTATATACGGGTCATGCTCCAATGTTACGACTTGGTTGAGGTAATACGAAGTCGAGTAAGGACCGTCCGGGTCATTCGGGTCATACGGGTACGGAATGTTGACGTTCTTATTCGCAATCGCTGTGCCATTCGGTGCAAAACCGCCAGCCGACGTCTGTGCGAACGTACCATCTGAGAGATAAAACACACCGATGTACTGAGAACGAGCACCGTAAAACTTAAAGAGACGATTACCAGTACTCTGCGTTGATACCACTGCTT